TAATAAACAAACAGCCAATGCGTGGGGTATAAATGAAGGTGATTTATTCAAGTGTGAACCATATTTACAAATACAAATGGTAAACGGCTCACATTCTATGTGGGTTCCAAGTATTAATGACGTATTAGCCGAAGATTGGCAGATAGTTAAATAAGCACATAACAGGAAAGGGGACTAAAATATGGATAAACAAATCCGTATGAATCTACAATTTTTTGCAGATGAAGAAATAGAAACAACGGAGTCAACCGACGTGGGAGATACAGAGTTAAACACACCAGAACTCGAAGAACCTAATGAGCCAATTAGTTCACAAGAAAAGGAAAAAGACCCTTTTAATTTTGAATTTCAACACAACGAAGAGAATGTTGTGATTGATAATGAAGATAAATTAAGAGAACTTGCTCAAAAAGGAATGAATTACGATCAAGTATATTCTAGGGTATCAGAATTAGAAGAGCAAATACAAGACGCTAAACAACAAGCACTTGATGATTACATTGCTTCACAAAATTACGAATGGAATGGTAAAAAAATAACTACCAAAGCCGAGTACGACATGGCTTTAAAAGAATCAGAACTAATTAATGAACTCGTGGAGAATGAAGGGTTTACAGAAGCACAAGCAAGAAGAATAGCAGAAGCAGAAAGAAAAGCCAACTCCGTAGAACAAAAGCTAGAAGATATAACTCAAAAATCTCAAACGGAAAAGGAGCAACAAGAGTTCTTGGAATGGCATAATCAAATGGAAGAAAAGGGAGTATTTACAGAGCCTTTAGACCCAAACAAAATACCTCCCGAGGTATGGCAACAGGTAGATGACGGAGTATCTTTAAAAACTGCATACATGGAATATAAGTTAATGAACATTAAAACTAATGTAGAACAAGAAACAATTAAAAAATTAAGAGAAAATGCAGATTCTAGCACAGGAAGCACCCAAGTAAATGTTGGAGAAGACGATAAGTCATGGAGTGCTGAATATATTGAAACTATGGCAGAAAAACACGGCAGTGATTGGGTCAAAAAGAATTATGACAAAATTGAAAAGTCAGGATATTACAAATAGGCAAATAAATTTGAAAGGAATGATAAATAATGGCAATTAAAAACTTTATACCTACCTTGTGGAGTGAAAAAATACTCAAAGAATTAGACAAACAGCACATGCTGGTTAAAAACTGTACTACAACTTATTCAGGAAAAATTACTGGATTAGGTAGCAAGGTTAAAATTAACTCAATAAATACACCGACTATAGGTGATTATGCACCAAATAGTACCAAAATAACACCAGAAGAACTTAAAGACGAATCAAGAATGTTAGAAATAGAAAAAGCTAAATATTTTGCATTTTATGTTGATGATATAGATGAAAAACAGTCAACAAATGGTGTAATGGAAGAAGGTTTAAGAAAAGCCGTAGTAGGATTAAAAGATGCAGCAGAACAATATATAGCTAGTTTATACACTAATGCAGGAGAAACAATTATAGAAAATTCCCTAACAAGTGCCAATGTATTTGAAACATTACTAAATGCTAAAGCAATACTACAAGCTAATAATGTGGGTGAAGGTATGGAAATATATTTAGAAGTATCTCCATATATTTGGAAAAAAATGGTACTTGCTGACATAATTTATACTGACACAGGCGCAACTATTAAAAGCGGGATATTTAGTCCAGTACTAGGTATGAAAGTATTCTTATCTAACAATTTATCGACCACTGTAAACAGTGTGGATGTAGCACAAACACACTGTTTAATGAGAACTAAAGAAGCTATTGGTTTTGCTGAACAAATTATGAAAACTGAAAAATATATGCCTGAAAGTTCATTTAGTGAAGCAGTGAAAGGACTTCATGTATACGGTGCTAAAGTTATTAAACCAAAAGAATTTGTACATCTTGATTTAACAACAGCAGCAGAAGCCTAAAATAGAAAGGATGATATAAATGGCAGATGTAACTAAGAATCAAATAAAAAGAAATGCAGGTACAACTATAACAGTAGTGAATGGAACAGAAAGTCAAACTATTGTATACGATCGTTCAGATGAAAACATATTAATTCATGTTCAAAACACAAATACAGCAAATGCTTGTAGAATTAAAATAGCTGGTAATGGAACAGGCGCAGGAACTACAGGAGATTTAAACATTGATATTGCAGGAAGTGGAGAAACAGCGGTAGTTTTAGAATCTTCAAGGTTTAAATCTGCTTTAACAGGTAAGGTAACTTTTAAAATATTAGACCAAGACGATTCGTCTTTTAGTGGAGATAAATCAAAGGTAAAAATAAGAGTGTTTGATATGCCGAAAGGTTTAACAGACTAATGGGGCTTTATGCCCCTTTATTATTAAAAAGAGGTGATTACTATGAAAGTTTACGGAAAACCTAATGCGGTAGCAATATATAGACCTACAAAACGTGATAGAAAAAAATTTAATTTAAGAAAAAAAGCGGTTGAACTATTCAAATTTAATGATAAAGGCGAAGCAGTAATTGATGAAACTAAATTTAAAAAGATACACTTATCATACATTAAAAAAAGATTTAAAACAGAGGCTAACAAACTTAACATAGAAAAAAATGAAGAAGAATTAAAAAACCAAGCAGAAGAACTAAATATTAATGATTTAACAAAAGATGATATTTCTAAGCTATTAGATAAAAAAGGAATTGAATACAACAAAAGAGATAAAAAAGCAGATTTATTTAATTTATTGAAAGATGGTGATTAAACCATGTCAGAGACGGTAAGAAATCTATTTTTAAAGGTTAGAACATTATTAGATGAGTATACAGATGATGGAACATTAATTCCAGAAGCTGATGTAATAGATATGCAATCTAAAGCGGTATTACTGGCGGATATGGCACAAAAAGAACTTTACAAAATAGGCAAGTTATACAATACATTTGAATATTTGCACGATCCACCACCAAATTTATTAGGGTTACTATCTAATTTTGATATTGTTAACTCTACGGGAACACTAGATTATTACCCTGATGAAAATGGTGTAATCGGCGCAAAGGCATATTATTTTGAAGCTACTAACAATGTAGGAACTGTAAAAATACAAGAAAGACAATCAGGTATATGGACAGATTTAATAACTATAACCTTAGACAGTAACACAAATACATGGAAAGGATATAAAGGCACTATAACTACCCAAGATAGTACAAACCCTGTAAGAATGGTATTTAATGGTACTAATCATTATAGGCATGTTAATAGATGCTTATATTCATATCCATTTGCAGATGGTGATGTTCAAGCATATAGACCATGGTTTAAAGTGCAAATGCCTGATAATTTTAGAAGCATAGACCAAATAATCGAAGAATATCCACAAAGACAATATCAAGAAAGTCGCAATTACAAGTGGGAAGGATTTAAAAGTCTATATGTAAATTACTATTTTAAAGGAAACATAAGGATAGTATATAAGCCAGTACCTACTACTATAACTTGTATAGATGATACTTTAGAGATAGATGATATAACAGCACAAGCGATAGTATATTATATAGCTGCAAGATTAGCACCCTTTGAAAATAAAGAATTAACTAATTTCTTTGAATCTAAATATATGGAACTAAAAATAGAATCTGCTAACGAACGACCAATGAACGAAGAAGTTATAATTGACGTTTACGCAAATAGGTGGTGACATAATGGCAGAATTTAAAGCAAGTGCCTTACCAGAGCCAATAGTTATAAAAAAATGGCTAGGAATCAATCAATCAGTTGCAGAAACTCAATTAAGGATAGGAGAAGCGACAAAACAAGTAAACTACAGAATAACCCAAGACTACTTACCACAAAAACGTCAAGGGCATGTTACTTTTGTAGATTTTGTCAGTGGAAAAGTGCAAGGGTTATGGTATGGAACTATAAAAAACAAAAAAGTAATGATAATCTGTCATCAAGGCAAAGTATACGAGTATGATATGACTGCAGATACAACCACAACTGCTATAGCTAACTTAATAACAGAAAAAGTTGTAAAAGAAATTGGATCCATAACAGACACTAAAACAACAATATTTTTCTTTAATAGCAAATTACTATTCATAAACGGCACTGATTATAATTATTATAACGGTACAACATATGGAACAGTAGAAAGCATTGCATATGTACCTACACTCTTTAAAGAAACTCCACCTGCTGGTGGTGGTAGTGAGTATGAGCAAGCCAATCTATTGACTGGAAGAAAAAAGCAAGAATTTAGAGCAAACGGTACAGCAAGAGATTATTTTATTGTAGAAAAAAATATTGACTCTAACAAAGTACTAGTAAAAATAGACGGAACCACTAAAACAGAAAATTCCCATTTTACAGTTGATAGAGCAAAAGGGAAAATTACATTCAATAGTGCGCCAGCAGCAGAATCATTGGTTATAATTGAGTGGACAAAAGTTGAAAGTGGGAATGCTGATTTAGTGAAGAAAAATAAATATGCAATGCTATTTGGTGCTGGAAATGATACTTCAATATTCTTATGGGGGAATGTAGATGCCAAGAATCGCAGGACATGGAGTGGAACACTAAAAGAAAACTATTGGCCAGTGTTCAATTTCACTCTAATTGGTAGTGACCAATACGCAATAACCGATATAAAACCACAATACAGCCGACAAATAATATTCAAGGAAGATAGAACTCATTATTCATATGCAGAATATGTAAATCTTACAAATGCATATGATTATCCGGTTTTCGACTTAAATGAAAAGGTCGGTAACGTAGCATTTAATCAAGTTCAAGTAGTAGAGAATAGTCCGATATCAATTAAAGCACAATCATGGTGGCAATGGCAAAACACAAATGTTGAGGATGAAAGAAACGCGCAAATAATAAGCGAAAGACTAAGACAATCATTACAACATTTAGATTTAACTAAAGCTATCACTTTTGACTATCAAAAAGAAAAAGAATATTGGTGTAATGTAGACGGAATAGTCTACATATGGAATTATGGCAATAATACAATGTACACATATGATAACATACAAGCAACTACGTTCTTAAATGTAAACAATACAGTGTTCTTTGGTACTCATAATGGAACAATAGAAAGATTTAAAGGTACAAATGACAATGAAAAGCCAGTTAATGCAATGTTGGAAATAGGGTTTAATGCGCTAGATACCATTGAATACAAAAAGAATACACGACGTTGTTACGTTGCAATTAAACCATTTAGTCAGAGTAGTTTAAGAATATATTACAGAACAAACAGAATGACAGAATGGCGAGAAGTTAACAAGTCAATAGAATATAGGATATTAGACTTTAGCAATATTAACTTTAAAGCATTTTCGTTCTTGACTAATATAAATCCACAATCAAGAGAAAGAAAATTAAGGGCAAAAAAATACACTCATGTTCAATTTAAGTTCGTCAATGCAGAGTTAAATGAGCAATGCGTACTAACTAACTTTAAATTTCAAGCAGAATTACAAGGGGTGATATAAATGGGTTTTACAAAACCTGCATATCCAGTTAATAATGTACAGCAATTACCTGACTTAGTAAAAGACCAATCAACTACTATTAAGCAAACATTTGATAAAACTGGTGCAGATACTAAAGTTTACATAGAAAGCTTGTTAAGCGAATTAGAAAGTACCACAGATGGCACAAGTGGAGCAGACAACATAGGAGCAACATCTATAACAGATCTAGACGGAACAACAGTCCAAGAACTACTAGAAAGCATCAGAAACAAGCTAAAATCCACCACAGACAGCACAAGTGGAGCAGACTTCATAAATGCAACATCTATTACAGATTTAAGCGGAGTAACTGTGCAAGACTTACTAGAAGCCTTAAAGCAATATATAGATACTCATAAGTCTAGTTCAGACCATGACGGCAGATATTATGCCAAAGTTGAAGCAGATAATAAATTCGCAAGCAAAGAAGAAGTTAACAACATAACCCTAGGACAAATCGTCGACGGAAGTTTAACGGACGATAAACTTTCAAATGATGCCGGTCAGATTAAGCAAAAGGTGGGAGATTTAGTTGGATTTACACAAGATAACATAACAAAAGAAGTAAACGCAGTTAGAAACGATTTTAATACAACTAAATCTAATCTAGCAAATTCTATAAACCAAGTACAACAAAAAAGCAAAACAAATTTAAGCAATCTAACAACAGAGCAATATGTTCTGTTTAACATGTAAAGGAGTGATTTCATGGGATTAACAAGTAGAATGTGGAGTCAAAAAAATCTAAATTTACAACAGAATTATATAACACTCGTAGATATTAACGGTAAAGGCATTTTAGAATCTATGTCTTTTTTATTTAATGCATCTCTTAGTTCCTTTGGTATAAAAATCGAAATAGATAATAATATTATTTACGAAGGTTCTATTGAAGAACTCGGAGAATGTTTCGATGACACACCTTATAGAGAAGTTAATTTCCCAAAAGCTAATTTTAATAATATACCGATACTTTCAACGATTCGTAATTTTCTTTGGAATAAAATCAATAAACCATTTCAAACGAAGCTTAAAATTAGGATTAGTGGGAATTATTCTAGCGGGCATTGTCTAAACCATGGACAGATATCATATTTATTGGAGGTTTAAAACATGGGAAAAAAAATTATAAAAGAAAACGGTTGCATATACGAAGAAAGAAAAGGCGAAAGCTTCACAGAAAAAATATTAATAGGAAACGAATTTAGTCTACATTTCAATACACAAATTAAAAAAATAGACGAAGATACTAACTCAATCAAGGGAACTATTTATAAACAAGAT